TTCCCATTGAGCGGATTGATACGGCGTCTCGCCGAGAATCGCCACTTGTTCCGCTTTCGAAATACAGCCGATGAACTGATCGCACGGCGCGTCGTTTTCTTCGGAGCCGTAGAGAATCACCTCATGCCCGAGACGCTTGAGCAACGACGCGAAGAGGATGGTCCGCTGGAGAAACCCATCGAGCGCGTACGCCTTCGTGGTTTGCCCGTTGGGGGTCGAGAGTAAATGGACTCTCACTTAACCCACTGCGGAAACAACGCTTGTAACGTGCGTTCCATCTGCCGGTATTGACGGTCGGTATAGCCGCGCGTGGACTTCGCGATCAGTTCAGCCCCACGCCAGACACGCCACCGCCAAATACCGGCCCGCTGATAACGATTAATCCGATACATGATCGACCTACGTATTGCCCGCAATCCGCCATGCGCCCGCTGACACACACACGACCGTTGCTTGCAAGTTGCCCGTCGCCGTCAACGGAAACGCCGTCGTGCCCGTGGTCCCGTTGATGGTGCCGCCGACCGCATAGATATTCACGGCCCCGGTCATGGCGTTTTGGATGATGTAGAGCGAACCCGCCACCGCTGCGCCTGTCGGCAGACCGAGCCCTGCCCCAGATGCCCCCGTCGCGACCACGATCGCCGGGGTGACCGCACTGAGCGCCGTCGCCGCTGATCCCGTCGCGCCTGTTGCTGTCACGCTCGAGGCCGTCAACAGAATCGTGGGCGTGGTAATCGTGGCGCCGGTCGCAATCGTGGCCGCGCCGGAAATCACGGGCGCGGTCATCGTCGGCGTGGTGACCGTGGGGGCCGTGAGTGTGGCCGTGGTCAGCGTGGCGCCGACGAGCGTCGGATTCGTGATGACTTGCCCAGTTGAGGGCGGCGGGTCGCCCGGTAGAAATGCCCCGCCTCCAGATGAACTCATCGGCAGACTCCTTCAGAAAGAAATGGGCGTGAGAGACGAGCCCCAAAAGTGAGGCTCGTCCCGGAATCCGCCTACGTGTTCCCGGAAACCGTCCACGCGCCGGCCGTCGTGCAGCTCGCCACGACGAACTTATTGCCGGTCGCCGTGACCGCTGACGCCGTGGTCCCCGTCGTGCCGTTAATCGTGCCGCCGACACAGTAGAGATTGAACGCGCCGGTCATCTTGTTGGTGAACGTGAACGCCTGCCCCACCGTGGGCACCGGCAGATTGATGCCCGCGCCGGATGCGCCGGTCACGGAGACAAACGCGGGAGCCGTCACGGTCAGGATCGCCGCCGTGGTGCCGGTCGCACCCGTGGCGGTGATTTCCTGCGCGTTCTGCGCGATCGTCGGCGTCGTGATCGAGGGATACAGTTCCGCCGGGCCCTTGCTCACCTGGAAATCAACGGGTGCGCCGTAGGTGATCCCGGCGTAGATCGTATGAGCCACCGCGAGGGTGCCCATATAGCCCCGCACAACGCTGAGGGTCGGGGTGAGGGAGTTATCGACAATGAGGCAAATCTCATCGTCAATCTTCAGGAGAGGCTTGGCCCGTCCTGCCGGCGCGGTGTACGCGGTCAACTGAATCTGTGTTCCGCTGGCCGTGACCGCAGCCGCGGCCGTGGTGGTAACTAATGCCATTCGCTCGTCTCCTTGTGGTTAGCCGCCAACCCGCACGCCGAGTTCCTGCCTGAGTACCGCGACGCCGTAGAGCACGTCGAGGCGCTGAATCCACTGGTCCGAGGTCGCCACGTAATCGCGAATCACGCGGATCGATTTGCCCGACTTCCGCGAGGCTGCGCGGTACGCCTTGTCCGTCCCACCGGGGAGCGGCATGTCCACCATCGCCAGCGTCCCGAAGTCCTTGTGGACCGCCAGATTCTGCGGGGAGACTTTCCCCGAGATGGTCGAGAAGGACGCCGCCGCGGTGTCGAACACATAGACGGGCGTCGAGCTCGCCGGCATGTTCGTCACGTTCTGCTGATTCCCCGAGCTGATCATCGCGGGGGCAAACGGGATCGTGATGGTCCCGCCCGAATCCGTGACCGTGCCCGTGACGACAAACTGCGCGGTCTGTCCGGTGCTCTGATAGCTCTGCGGATTGACCGAGTTGACCGGCGTCGAGGTCGAGACGAACGACACGATGTCGCCCGCGTTCAGGGTCGTCGAGGTCCACGAACCCGTCACGATGGTCGAGGCGCCCGAGGTCGGCGAGGTCGTCACAGTGGGGGTTCCGCCGAGCGTGCCGACGGTATGGACGTAAATGTTCTGGTCCATGTACCAATCGAACCCGATCGAGCGGCCCATCATCCCCGACCGATACTGCTCGGCGATTTCAGAACTTGCCTGGAACAGCCCTTTGAGGTTGTCCACGATCGAGCCTTCTGCCGCGGGATTGAGGAACAAGCAGCGCCCGCCGTCCATCGGCGCGGCGAGGTTGTCCAGCTTCGTTTTGGCGGCGAGATAGGTCGCGAGCGTGGTCGGGGTGGTGCCCGGGGTGCCGACGAACTGATTGAGCCCCTGCGCCAGGTTGCACACGTCCTGATCGATCAGGTTCGACAGCCGGACAATCTGCGGCTTGAGGACACGTTCCCGGTAGTTGTCGATGTCGAGTGTCAACTGCTGCGAGGACACCTGGGTATCCACGCCGCGCTGATACGAGAGGGTCAGGGGAACGTACGTTTCGGTGATCGCTTCGATCGACGCGGCCTGTCCGAGACGGCCGATATACCGGGGCGGTTTGCGGATGCTGAGGGTTTGCCCGAGGACGGTGCCACCAAATTCAAAGTCGTTGGAATACTCTGAATTTATATGAATCATGGCATTGTACGTGTTCTCAAGTACGTCTAATGCCTCATAAGTCACAATATCGTTCGTCAAAAAGGTGTTCGCGATATAGCTACCCTAACTTTCCATTCACACGCGCAATGAAAGCCGCTCGACGTTTCTCGGACCAAGGCTGACCACGTTTTGTGGCGGCCATTTTCCAAGCCCACGACGAGGTATCACGACCACTCAAGGCCGCGCTGATTTTGGCTTTCGTTTCTGGGGTGTGACTCTTGCCGACATGGGAAATCCTGATCGCTTCGCAATGCTCAGGGCTATGAGTGCGTCCGGTTAGCGCAACGCTCTGCGCTGGATTAGGACGACCGCGTTTCCACGCCGAGACAGTCGCCCCAAAACCTTCCGGCTTTGGCCGACCTTTTTTCGCCTCTGACATCTTGCGTTTCGAGGCGTCGGTATGTGTGAATCCGTCGCGAGGCCCAGACCCGGCGCGACGGGCGGCATTGTAAAGATCAGGGGTGGAGTCGATGTGCGACTGTTCTGCGCTGATTGCGTCCTGTCGCGTGGAGCTTTCTTCAAGTAGTGACCAGGAGAAGGCTTTAGCTCCGTAGCGTTGCCAATCGGCTTGGAGGTCCGTATTGACATGCACCCCTCGCGTGAGGGCTGAGAGATGTTCACGCCAACGCTGCGGCACGTTGACACTGCTGCCAACGTAACAACGCCCCGTGACCAAATTCAGAATGGAGTAAACGCCTGTCATCGCCTACCGGCGACGAGTCACCCCCCGTTCAGCCGCTCGCCGCTCCCGGTAGCCGGACTTGTCAAAGTCAAAGCCACCTTTTTTCGGCAGATCGCCTAACGGGGGTGCCGTCGTTTTACTACCCGCTCCAACTGGCTGGTATGGAGCTGGCGGTGTGACGGGTCCCGAGGGCGCTGTCGAGGCCAGTGGAGCGACAGCCGCTTTCGGCATGAGCTGAGCGATTGCCATTCCGAACTTGATCAGATTCGGCTCGGTTCTGAGCGTCTCTGCCAGGGTCGGATCTTTCGCCAGCGCATATTGAATGTGTTCGGGCGTCTCCAGTTCTGCGAGCATGGTCAATTTGTCAATCGGCCAGTTGTTCGCAGAGACATGCGGCGCAGCGAGCACGGCATCGAAGTCCGCATACGCCTGCCGGCCCCGGGTCTTGACTTGTTCAAGCCGGTCGGCGTGCGTCCGAGAGGCCCGATCCGCTTCGATGCTGCGTCGGATCGTGGCGTCGATGTCGGTCTGTGAGGAGAGGCCCGTCTGCTGCTGCATCGTCCAGACCGCTTTCGCGGTCACGAAGTCGTCGTAATCTTCGTCGGGATGCGCGGCGATGTAGGCGTCAAACGTAAACGGGAATTTTTCTTTCGCCTTCTGGGGTTCGGGCGCTTTCGGGGCTTCAGGAGCAGTCACACGGCTGGCGGCTTCTAAGCGCTGTTTCAGCTCGTCGCGCTCTTTCGCAATCGCAGCGGCTTCGTTCTTCGCTTTGTCGCGTTCGGATGTGAGCTCGGCAAAGCGCTTTTGGCCGCGGGTCTGTTTCGGCTCGGATGAGGTCTCAACGGGCGCAGCAGACGGTTGAGAGGGTGAAGCGGCCGGCTCATCTGGCGCGTGCCGCTCCATCGTGTCCGCGAGTTGATCCGGGTCCGCGCCCGCGCCGGACAAAATACGTCCCTGCGCGTCTTCGACGCTGACCACCGTCAGATCATCACTCATGCGGTGCCGACAGTATCTACCACAACCGGTGGTGTGTCAATATTTTGACGCTGTGAATGGATTGCTAAGATGTCGTATTGCTGGTCGTAAAACGGCCGACGCCCAAGCATCGGGGTGACATCGTAGCCCCACGCCTCGAGAAGCGTGAACAAATCCGCTTCCGACGAGCCATACCGCTGGAGCCACTGATCCGTCACTTCGACCATCAGCGCCGGATAAAACTTCTCAATCAACTGCCGTGCCCCCCGCAGAATCGCCGGTTCCATCCCTTCGGCGTCCAAGTGGAGAAAATCGCACCGCTTCAGGATGGGAAGGATTTGCGTATCCAACGTGCAGCACGGCACCACGACCGACGGCCACACATGCTCATCCGCGGCGATAAACGACGCTCCGACATTCGGCGTCATCTGCAATTCCAACTGCCCAAAGTGGTCCGACAAGGCGTATTGCCAGGTCATCACGTTATTGAGCCGCGCTGTATTCTTCACCAGCGCGTCGTAACTGTAGGGATGCGGCTCAAAAGCGAACACCTGGCCCGATGCCCCCACGATCTGCGAATACGTGCACGTGTGGTCCCCGAGACACGCCCCGGCATCAATCACCACACCGCCTTCGGGAATCAACCGCGCAATAAGCGTCAGATCCCGGTGGTTGGCGGGAATCTCGAGCGTGCCGTAGTGTTCCACGTATTTCGAGAGGGAATCATCGTCCTCGAGGACGTAAATACCCATCGCCGTCCGTTTCAGCTCACCGGGCATCCGTCACCTGTTGCCGTTGACTGTCAGTCATCGCGGCGAGGACATCCGCCCATGCAATCTGGGACCGACTGGCGAGCGCTTGCGCTTTCAGGATGCGCGGCGGGGTTACGCCTTTGGCGCTGAACAGTTTGGCAATGATGTCGGCGGCGGTCATGTCGTCACCCCGTCGGCACGGGGTTCCTTCTTCATCCCGGCGTGCAACCCAGCCCCACGAGCGCCCCGCTCTTTGGCGTCCCGTAACCAGGGCCGATGCACCAATTCATGGTGCGCCCGGTATCCCATCCAAAACACCCACAAGAACGTCGCAAAGAGAGCGAGCAACATCATGCGTCGGCCTTCGGTTCTGGCGCGAGCGCCGCGGCCTGTTCCGTCTGCTCTAACGTCTGTCCGTGCGCCTGTTCACCCTGCTCCAGTGCATGGGCCTGCCCCTGCTCCGCTTCGGCCATCTTCGCTTGGAGTTGCACCGAGGCCATGTCCCGCTCGTGCTCGTGGTCAATCGCCTGGACTCTCAGTTCGTGGTCATTCCCGATCAACTGCTCATCACGGGCCACTTGATGTCCGGTCTGCTCCAGCCCCGCTTTGATGCTGGCTTCGGTCAACCCCGCCTGTGCGTTGATTTGCGCGATCTTGATGCGTACCTCAGCGTCGAGTTGGGCCTTTTGCAGCGCCAACTGTCCGTCCAGTTGGGCCTTTTGCATGGCAATCTGCCCGTCCGCTTGAGCAATCTGCATGTCTACCTGACCCTTCGCCTGGGCTTCCGCTTGCTTCTCGGCCTGCTTGCTCTCCAGCGCTTGCGTCAACTGCTGGATCTGCTGCTGCATGGCCTGTTTTTCAGGGTCCGGTCCGCCTTCTTCCGGTTCCTGCAACTGTGGCGGGAGGGCTTTTCGGAGTTTCTCCGCGATCTTGTGCGCCCCAGGGAAGGACAACTGCTCGACGTAATCCGGCATGACCACGGCTTGCTGTTCAGGCATCAAGTGGGGGATGAGTTCCCCAAGAGCCGCCGCGCCTTCTTCCCGCTTCGTGCTCGTCGCCTTGCCAACCGCCACCGTGACCGCATACCGACCCTGATTCAGGTCGTAAAACTGATGCACGCCTTTTTGAAAGGCGGGATCGTCCTTGCCGCTGACGGGCGCTGGTTGCGGCTGTCCGTTCGGGCCCGGTTGGAACGGTTGCCCGATCATCACCTGTTCGGGCTCATCGTCCATCCCGAGAATCTGGAGAATCTGCCCCGGTCGCGTGATCTTGGGCATGATCTCCACCATTAACTCACCGGCGTAGATCAACGCACGACTGACGTTGTTCGGGTAATTGCTGCTCCCGAGGTCGGACTGGCCTTGCAGCGCCTGAATCGCCTTCCCGCTCTTCTCGGTCGCGTTCTGCTTCCCGAGTCCCGGATCGTAAATGCCGGTGGTCGCTTTGATGTTCTCTTCCGACACCCGCATCAGTTCGACGGCGGCTTGGATCGGCGCTTCCGACGTGTCCCGGTGTGGCGGGGGGACATCGATCACTTTCTTGTAGGGCAAATAGCTGTAATTGAACGTATTCGCCGTCTGCCAAATGCCCGCAAAGTCCCCGAGTTGATCTTCCTCGACGATGTAGGGCGATTTACTGCCCAGCGCAAAGATTTCCACCGCCCCGGAATAGGTGTAGTTCACCATCCGCTGCGCGTCCATGCCTTCTTGAATCACCCCGCGCAACACAGGTTTCCCATCGACGTTGAGTTCTTCACCCAGTACCGGGACATGCGGAATCCGTGAGCCCGCCCAATCCCACCGCTCCAGAATTTCAATGGCGGTGATCTTGTAGCCTTCCACCTTCGGCCGGCGGACGACACGGCGATCCGTCGCGGGCACAGAGTCGGGGAACGCCTCCACCTTCTGAATTCCTTGAGCAGTCTTGATCCAGTTTTCGTCGGTATAGGTGATCCGCCAGTATTCGGCGATCCGCACGGAGTCATCACTGACCCAGCCCTTCATATCCCCCGTGGCGCAGAAATCCTCAATCCCGGTGACATCCGCCTTCGGCCAGCGGCTCGTAAACTCGTCTTTGTCGAGGTCTTCGGTGATGAACCGGAACAGCGAATCGGAGCGTGTCGGGCGCATGGCCGACGGGTCGTCGTAGACGCTCAGATTGTTCGTGATGCGCTCGAGCTTCAACTCTTGATCGAAGAACCCCTCGTCAGGCTGATCGGGCGACTCCTGCACGTATTCCGTGCGAATACGGAACCACCCGATCCCGCCTTCAATCGCTTGGTCCGCCGCCCACTCAATCGGGGACTCCCCACGGGCTTGGTTCTGCACCCGCCGCAAGTAGCCTTTGATGATCTCGGCCGTCTCATCATCCGCACCGTGCCCGTTGGGATGGACATCAATCGCGAAGTTCGCGGCTTTGATGGTGTTGGAGATTTGGCGGACCGGCTGCGAGAGGCGGTCAATCGTCAGACACGGACGCGGCGGTTGTGCCGCTTGGCCTTGAATGGCTTGGGCGCCTTCCCGTTGGGCTCTGATTGCGGTCGGCCACTGATCCCCGGCTCTGAACTTCTTCGCCGCCAGGATGCTTTTACGCTGTTCGTCTTCAGCTTCGTCGCACCGCGCCCAGCGTTCCCGCGCTTCTTTGAGGATCGCTTCGTCGCGCTTTTCGAGGCTGACCTTTTTCGGCTTACGGGTCCGGCCAGCGGCTTGATCCTTGACAGCGAGCGCGAAGGACTCAGCCATCAGCGCTGTGGCCCACGTCTAAGGGCTTCCTTCCAATGATACGGACAGGAATGCACACCCTTTGTTTGACAGATTGAACAGGCCATCAGTGCTTCCGCTTCATGGCAAGCTTGAGATCGGCCATTGATGCTCGTTGTGCCGCTCGGAGCTGAGTCGCGCTACTCTTCCGCTTATCCCACGTCAAGCGTTCTTCCAATTGCATTTGGCCGTGCAGAATCAGCAGTTGTTCCGCTGGATTTGGCCCCGCCAACAGGACAAAATATCCGAACACCGCATCCGCCAGCGTCTCATCGGCGTGAATGGCTCGAAACGCACGGATGAAGCGCTTACGCCAAAGCATCTGGCCTTGGAGCACGGTTTCGATCAGCAGCAACCGTTCCCGCTCGAATCCCCGCACGAGGAACATAATGGCGTCGGTCAACTCACGCTCACGGCGCGTGCTATACCCCGCATTCGGGAGGTCAGGCAGTCGAGAGGCGGCTAAGGGGTCGCTCATTTACCGTGCACCGGACACGACGAACGGCGGACGAAGAAATACTCGCCCTGGATCAGTTCCCAGCAGAGACAGTTCAGTGGTGGCGTGTATGGCAGAGCACAGGAAGGATACACCCGTTCAGGTGGTGTGTCAAGAATTTGACGCTACCCGCGGTCGTGGGCCGCTCTTCCGACGAGGCGGCGGATTGGTGCGTTCGCGTTCTAAGGATTCACGGGTGACGCGCCAGTGCCGCTTGCGTGAACCGGGCGCCAGCTCTAAGCGGCCTTCTTCGATCCGGTCATAGGCCAGCCGCCGGCAAATACCGAGCGCACGAGCGGCGTCTACAACCTTGAGGGCGTCAATCTGTGGAGACACGGTAGTAAAACGGTTTAGATGCCAACGTCTCAACAGGAAAGCCGTAAGAACGACAATAGTTCAGATATTCATCCTCGCTCGCCGTCGACAGCACCACAAACGGTTGTGATTGCCATTGGCGCTGGATGTCTGTTAATTGCCCATCCACATAATGTTTGCCCACTTCGAGCTGGTCATCCGAACAGATAATCAAGACATCCACCCCTGCGCCCCGACAGGCGTTCTCGGAATGACGATGGTCTTCTTGTCCTTCGGCGTCTGGTGCCGCACGGCCAGATACCGGAAGGCACTCGCGCCGTGTTCCGCCCAATCATGGACCGGGGTCGGTTTGAACTCGTTTAGGCGGGTGTTGTAGTCCCGGCGGTAGTGTTGGAGCGCTTCGAGTCCAGCTTTGCAGCGAGTCGCATCAAAATAGCAGCGAGGAAACAACATGCGTGCGGCATGAATGCCATCTTCAATGGGTATATTAGGGCATATGCTGAATCGGATGCCCAGGCTAGCTGCGGTTTCAAGGCGACTTCTTCCTGAACCCAATTCCCTAACCGCGATGTCATGCGGTGCCCAGTGCTGCCCATACGTATACCCTTTCGTGGTTAAGACTTGCGCGTAGTGCGGGAGCCCTTCCCCGCTGGCTTCGTAGTAGTCGATGAGACGAACTTCCCCCGCGCGAGTACTTTGACTGAACCAGATGGACGTTGCGTCACCAACACCAAGATCCCAGTCGGTGTCCACCCCAAGCACGGGGTCGTACGGCACTGTGCCCACACGCTGTTGGGTACGCGCAGTATCCAACTCCCCGGCATAAATCGCCCCTTTGACAGCAGCTTCGAACGAGCATTCATACTCTTGGGCATATTCATCCGCTGTCATGTCCTTCCGCGCGGCCGCGAGTTCTTGCGGGTCAATGATGCCCGTCACAGAGGCTTTGAATTCGGCAAAGAACCAGGTCGGGTCCGTCTTCGCTTGCTGTACCACATCGTAAAACTGATTCTTGCCCGCGGGTGTCCCGAGAAACAGCGCCCCGCCTTGCCGATCGGAGAGCGCCGGCCGTAGCACTTCACTGAAGATTTTAGGCGGCATCAACCCGAATTCATCGAGCACGACAAAATCGAAGTACAAACCGCGCAAACTATCGGGATTATCCGCCCCGTAGATCCGCACTTGGCCCCCATTCGGATACGTCACGCTGAGTTCCGAAATGGACACCTTGCAATCGGGAATCGGACTCGAATAATGGGTTAAATAATCGAAACAAATCGACTTCCCCATCGTGTAGGTCGGCGCAAGATATGCGAAGCGCGGCCGTTCCCGTTGGCTCGTCACAGCGCCGCGAATCAGATGATTGACCGCCGCGACAGACTTCCCCATCCGTCGATGGGCCACCACCGCCCCGAACCGATG